CTTTTTTATGGGTTCTGGTTCAACAGGAGAGGTGGCGATTGAAACAAATAATAGATTCATTGGATGTGATATTGGCGATAAGGCTTGCAAAATTGCAAAAAATAGACTATTAGAATAAGATAAAATGCATCTTTTATCATGTCTTGGCAGAATGGGCTATACAATCTTAGAGGTAGATGGGTTCTGAAGTAGGGATTGCTGGTCAGATGGGATTGTAGTAATTAGCTGCTTAGCGCAAGACTTCCTCAAAATAAATCTGCAAAATATGAGGAAAAGATAATTTGTCATAAAATCTTCGTTTTATCATAAAAAATTTAAGGAGAGTTAGTAATTTGAAAGTAACATTATTGAAAGAATGCGGTTATGAAGAAGCAGTTTATGGGTTTAGTCTTTCATATAATTCTACTATAGAAAGAACTAAACAGATTTTGCCTAAATATGCATTTGGTAGGTCTGGTGAAAGAAAGTTCTTAGAAAGTATTTATGTGTGGTTGGATGTAACAGCTCCCAGATTCATCTGGTCTGAGGCGGATACATATAGAATTAGTACGAAGCAATCAGAAAGTACGATGCATACATTGCATAAAAGACCGTTAGTTATGGAAGATTTTGAATATGAACTTCCAGAAAATATGTTGGATATAGTTAACAGACAACGGGCTAAGTTTTTGAACAAGGAAATTACAAAAGCAAAGTTTAAAAGTTGCTTACCAGATGGTTACTTACAAACTAGAGAGTGGTGCTTTAATTATAGCGTATTGCAAAATATTTATAATCAAAGACATGACCACGAATTAGAAGAATGGCATTATTTTTTGGATGTAATCTTAAAGAATATAGAACATCCAGAGTTTATTGTAAACTCAAATGAAAAGGAGTAGCCAAAATATAAGTTGATTTGGTAATTTTATTGTAATATTATTGTTGATAGATAGTTTTATATTTTGAATAGTTGAAATACAAAGGAGTAATTAATGGGATTTAAGATTCAAGAAGCTAAACGAGAATTAATTTGGACGAAACTTGCTTTGATGGCGCCATCTGGTGGAGGAAAAACATATTCTGCTTTAAGGATTGCCACTGGCATGTTGGAAGAATTGAAGAAAATTGGGCAAGCGCAAAATGGTAAAATTCTTATGGGCAATACGGAACATGCTCGTGGTCGTTACTATGCAAATGAATTTAAATATGACATTGTAGATTTAGAAGCGCCATATAATCCAGAAATGTTTGTAGAATTTATTGAGTACGCAGTTTCTGAAGGATATCCAATTCTTTTGTTAGACAGCACTTCTCCTGAATGGGAAGGCAAACAGGGTTGTTTAGAATTACAACAGGCCGCTGGTGGAACATATCAAGCATGGGCAAAAGTAACACCAAGGCATGATAAGTTTATCGCGGCTATTGCAGATAGTCCTATTCATATTATTGCCACTATGCGTGGCAAAGACCAATATGAAATGGAAAAAAGTGACACAAAAACAACTGTAAAAAAATTGGGCGTAGGAGCTAAACAGAGGGAGGGATTCGAATATGAGTTCACCTCAACATTCTTGATTGATCAAAAAACTAGTTTGGCCACTCCTCAAAAAGATAATACACATATCTTTGAACATGAAGGCGATCAACTCTTAACAGAAAAGCACGGTAAGAAGATTGTTGAATGGGCAAATAGTGGAGAAGGCTTTACACCATCGTTAAGAAATGTTTCTGCTAAAACTCCAGAAGACGATCTGAAAGACACTCGAAAAGTTTTAATTGATAAATGTACTGCTTTGGGTGGTAGTAAAAACGAAGCCCTAATGACAATTGTAAAAGAGATTGAACCATCTGGGAATGTAAATAAAATAAAAGATATAGCAGTTTTATCTGCGCTATTAGAGAACGTTAAAGAGTTTGAAAAAACTACGAAAGTGAGCGAATAATGGCTTGGAATATTGGTGAACAGAAATACCCACAACTTGCTACATTTTGGAACATTCAAGAAGAGAAGGACAATTATTCTATTGTTTCTTTAGGAACTTCTAGTAAAGATAAAGAAAAGAATTGGCATAATAGCAGTTGGGGTTATTGTCGTTTTGTTGGTAACGCTAATAAAGGTTTAGATGAATTGAAAAAAGGAGACAGGATTGTTATTGTCTCTGGTAAGATTGATAGAGATTCTTGGGAAAAAGATGGCACTAAGCAATATCCTAAGAACGAAAAAATTACTATTTTCTCTTGGGAAAAATATGTGCCTGAATCAACTGGTGGTACTGGAATGGATGCACCACCTATTGTAGAATCAAATGAAGACGAAGAGGATGCCCCCTTCTAAGAAATAAATAACCTTATAGGGGAATAGAAATATTCCCCTAGTTTTGTACTGAAAGGCAAATGAATGCTTGTCGAAAAGACATTAATCATAGATGCAAAAGAAAAGTTTGGAGAAAAAGCAGCTGGCATCATTGCTAAAGATTTAGATATTCAAAATTATGATGAAGAAAATTTGAAAGGAAGTTGCCCCTTTGGGCATTCAGATTCTACGCCATCTTTAATTTGGGATAGCAAAGCAAATTCTTATCACTGTTTTTCTTGTGGAAAAAATTATGGAATAGTAGATCATTATATGTCATTTTATAGAATGACATTTTTAGATGCAATAAAAAAATTATTTTCTGAAACAGAAACAACATATCGCTTTGGTGAAAAGGGAGTAAAAACAGATAGAGAATATAAATATCCAAAATATGAAAACATTGGTGTTAGAACACGAGTTGAAGAATATTTAGTTGGGTTTAGAAACTTATCAGTTGAAACTTTAGATTATTGCGATGTAACAGAAGATGCTCATGGCAACGTAGTATTCAATTTTTATGATGAAAATGATGTTCTTACTTTAGTAAAGTATAGACCATCAAGAACAACAAAAGCAAAAGAATCGAAATCTTGGTGTCAAGTTGGTGCTGATTCAAAAAATATTCTTTTCAACATGAACAGAATTGACCCTACAAAACCACTTGTCTTGGTTGAAGGCGAAATAGACTGTTTATCTCTTATTGAGGCTGGCTATAAAAATTGTGTATCTATTCCATTGGGGGTACAAAATTCTAAGTACATCGAGGAAAATTTCGACTGGTTTGAGCAATTTGATAAAATAATAGTATGGTTTGATAACGATAATCCTGGCTTAAATGGTAGAAAAGAAGCATGTTCTAGATTGGGAACGTGGCGCACTTACTTTATTGATTTGCCAAAAACATTAGAAAAAGATGGACAAGAACAAGAAGTAAAAGATGCTAATTCAGTTTTGCATCATTTTGGAAAACAAAAGATTTTTGATATTATAGATACGGCGCAAGAAGTACCAATTGCAAATGTTATTGACTTATATGACGTGCCAGAATTTGATATCGAAACTGCTGATGGAATCTACCCAAGTTCTCCAGAATTGAAAGAATACATTTATAAATATCTTTTAGGAACGGTTCTTATTTTAACTGGAAGAAATGGCAACGGCAAAAGTGTTTTTCTTAATCAAGAGTTTATTGTAGAACCATTGAATCAGGGTAAGGATATCTTCGTATATTCCGCAGAGATGGGTCGTCCACTGCTAAGAAATTGGATTGACTTAGCTTTAGTTGGTAGAGATAACGTAAAACTTAAGAACGGAACAATCCATCAGATTGAACCTACTGCATTGAAGAAAATGAGAGATTGGTATAAAGGTAGGGTTTTTGTTTACGATGATGATAAAGATTTGAGCGCAGATAGTATTCTTGATAGACTTGAAACTGTAATTAGGAGAAATGGCGTAAAGGTTGCAATCTTTGACAATCTTTTAACAATTGATTTACCAGTTTCACCAGGTTCTGATATTTGGCAAGAACAGAAAAAGTTTATGGTAAGATTAATAAATTTTGCTGCTAAATATAATATTTTTATTGTATTGGTGGCGCACCCGAAGAAAACTACTGAATTTCGTAGATTAACGTCTGATGATGTAGGTGGCGTAGGAGCTATTACTAATTTAGCTCATTATGTTTTATCTATTCATAGATATAGTAAAACAGAACGTGAGGGAACCAAAGGGCAGAATGGAAAGTTCAAAGCTGGACTTGAGCCAAAGAAATTTGATTGTGTTATAGATTTATTCAAGAACCGTGTAACTGGACATTCAAATAAAGAAATTGAACAATACTTCGATTACCAATCGTACAGGTTCTATCGAACACCAAAAGAATTATGGAAACGATATAAATGGGATGAAAGAGGAAATGATGACTTGCCAACGACAGACCCAAATAAACACGAATCAGTCCCAGATATCTTTGCAGATGAGGATGTGTAAATGAGCGAAATTTATAACATGACATTAGATAATATGAAGTTTTCATATAGTAGCGTAACAAGTTTTATAACATGTCCTTATATGTTCTTCTTGACGTATATTCAGTATGAAAAACGTTCTTCGAATTTCTACGCAGATTTTGGAAGCTTTATGCATCTGGTGCTCGAAAAGTACTTTACTGGCGAACTTGATATCATGGAATTGGCTAGCTACTACGAAGAACACTATGATGAAAATGTAAAATCAGATGTGCCAGCATATCCAGTTGGGATAGGCGATAGATACAAAGCGGATGGAATGCTATTCTTCGAGAACTTTGATTTCAACAAGGATGATTATGAAGTAGTTTTTGTAGAAGATATAATTGAAACTACACATAATGATATAAAATTAGTAGTAAAACCTGACCTTGTACTAAAAGATAAGAAAACTGGAGAATACCTGCTTCTGGACTATAAAACATCAAATCCATTCTCGAAAGACGGTAAGCCAGATAAAAAGAAAATAGCAGATTACAGAAAACAAATGTATTTATATGCTTATTTCATCAATCATAATCGTGATTATAAGATTTCAAAAATTAGACTATGGTTCGTGCGTGTAAATAAA